AGATAAGCAAGAATTGTGGTCTTTGATGGCTATTAGTGCGTTACGTGCTGGGCTTCTTACAGATCAAATAATTATAGCATATGCGTAGCAAATCCAAACTAAGTGATAAGCAAAAAATGTTCTGTAAAGAATACATCATTGATTTGAATGCTACACAGGCTTGTATCCGTGCTGGGTACAGCGAAAAAACAGCAAAACAAATAGGTTCTGAGAACTTGTCTAAACCTTATCTACAGGATGAGATAGCAAGATTAATGAAAAACCGTAACGAAAGAGTAAAACTAACAGCGGATAAAGTATTAGGAGATATTGAAAGAGTTCGAGGATTAGCAGAAGGATCTGAGCAGTACAGCATTAGTTTAAAAGCCAGTGAACTCCAGGGAAAGCATCTGGCCATGTTTACAGAAAAACAGCAAATTGACACTGAAATTAAAATGCCAGTAATACAATTCAATTTAGGCGATGACTAAGTTTAATTTTAACGAAAATCAAAAGCTATTTTTAAAATGTGATGAACAAGTAATTGCATTTTTTGGTGGTATTGGTAATGGTAAGACATTTGCGGGTATTGCCAAAGCTCTTATGCGGGTAATAAACCCAGATAACCCGCCACAACTTGGTATGATAGCCAGGCAGACCTATCCAGAGCTTAGAGATAGTACCCAGAGAACATTCTTTGAATTATGTCATTTAATGGGGCTATTGCCAGAAGTTCATTATGAATACAGAAAGCAAGAAAACAGAGTAAAGTTTTTAAATGGTCATGAGATCATATTTAGATCATTAGATGATCCAGCTAAACTATTATCCATTAACTTAGGCTGGTTTTATATCGACCAGGCTGAAGAAGTATCCGAAGAAGTATTTCTTACGCTTTTAGGGCGTTTAAGAGCGGTAGAAAAGCCACAATGTTGGATCACTGGTAACCCACTTGGGCACAATTGGATCTGGCATCGTTTTATCCATGATCCAGTACCTGGGAATATCATCTTTAATGCAAAGACCGAAGAAAATATAGACAACCTTCCAAAGGGTTATATTGATAGTTTGATGAAGAACTACAATGAAATATGGGTTAATAGGTATTTGTATGGCTCTTGGGATGCGTTTGAAGGACAGATCTATCCAGACTATGAGCCAAGCATTCATGTAAAACATCATTTTAACGTAGCTCCAGAGTGGAGAAGGTTTATTGCAATTGATCATGGAAGAACAAACCCAACAGCAATATTGTGGGGAGCTGTAGACCAGGATGATACTATCTGGGTGTACCGTGAGCATTACGAAGCTGGGCAAGATGTAGAGTATCATGCCAGGGCAATCCAGGCATACTTGAATGAAGGTAGATATGAAACCTACGTTATTGATCCGTCTACTGGTGCGGGTAAGAAGGATGATCCAGAAACAATTGGTAACCGTTACAGACAGCTAAAGATTCCTGTGGTAAACGCATTTAACGATGTGCAAGGTGGTATTGATAAGGTTACGCAGTATTTTAAGAACAATAAGATTTATATACACAAGTCCTGTGAGAATCTATCCAGGGAGCTTGTTAATTATCAGTGGGAACAACCCTCTGCTTCACGTATGGAGTTAAACCAACCAGAGAAACCATTGAAAAAAGATGATCACGCTGTTGATAGTTTGCGTTATCTGGTTAATGAGGTAGTTGCCAGTCAAAGTAAGAAGGACACCAGAACAGATACTCAGCAGTTTATTGATAAGATTGTTGTTGATGTAGATCATGCTCAACCGCAGTGGGATAATTTATAATGGCTAATAATAATTGGGAAAATATTGCACGAACAGATCCTCAAATTAAATCTTGGTATAATGACCTTAGAAAAAGTTATCCAAATGAGCCAGAGGATGTTATTGTGCATATGAAGAAAAGTATTAAATCATTTGATGGCGGTAAAGGTCGTGGATATGATTATAAAACAGCAATTGAATCTGGTCAAAGACCTTCTTTTGTTAAAAAAACAAATAATTATCGGTGGATGAGTGATACAAAAGATGGTGTATGGTTAAAAGGCGAAGGACATCCAACCAGGCACATGAAGTCAAAAAGAAAAATTATAAGGATTAATTAATATGGCTGGAATGGACTATTATGCATCAGCAGATCAACCAAACGCATTAGATGAGGTTGCAGATGTAGCTGAACGTATACCACAGATACGTAAATGGCTTGATCGCAGTAAGAAAGCCAGAGATAACCAAGCGGATAGATGGCGTAAGAATGAGCGTTTGTATTACGGTAGACATTGGGCAACACCAACCAAAGGTACAGAGAGTCAATCCAGAATGGTATTTAACTTCCCATTAGCTGTGGTAGAGACTATTTTACCAATTATTAATGACTTTCAACCTACGGTAGATATACTGCCAAAAGAAAAGAATGATATATACTTCGCTGAAATGATGCAAAAGAGATTCCAGCAGATTGTAGAAGAGTCTGATCTGTACGGTAAGATTTTACAAGCAGTTAAAGACAGCTTGATTTATAGTAATGGTTTTATTCAAATACTGCCAGAAGTGAGTGAGACTGGAGCGTTTAAAGGTTTTGATATCCAGGTCATTGATCCCTTTTCTGTGATACCCCATCCATATGCTAATGACCTGGATCTTCAAGCGGGTGAGTACTTTTTATTTACTGTGCCAATGGAAATATCCAAGATACATAGAGAATACGGTATTAAAGCAAGTGCAGATGGCAAGTTAGATGATTACAAAGCGTTTCAAAAGACAGATGACAGCGGACTACAAAGTGATAACCCGACAACCAGTGACAGTGATGTAGCGTTAGTTATCGAGTGTTATAGCAATGAAGCAGATACCGAAAAGTATCCATATGGTAGACATACGGTTATTGTTGGTGATAAGCTGATTGTTGATGAACCATTAGAATTGTACAGAATGCCAGTATTTATGGTATCAAACTATAAAAGTCCTCACAACTTTTGGGGTATTGGTGAAACAGATCTTGTACGTACGCAAACCAAAGCAATGAATGAAACATTTAGTGCGATAAATGAAAATATAAGGCGTATGGGTTTTCCGATCAGAAAGGTAACGCAACGAGCTAAAGGAGCAATGTCCAGGCCAATTACAGGATCACCAGGTGAAGAGATCACTGTTGTAGATCCAAGTGATGTAACCTTTGAGTCACCACCACCGATACCAGGCTATATACAGAATTACATTGTCCAGGTTGGTCAGTATATGGAAGCGGTAACAGGCGTAAATGATGTTACACAAGGCCGTAAGCCAGGCGGTGTAACCTCTGGAAGAGCAATTGTAGCTCTCCAGGAAGCAAGTCAAACCAGACAACGATTTAAGATTAATAAAGAAGTATCCAGGCTTACAAAAGAAATTGGTGAGTACATGGTGCAAATGATACTTACCTATGATGAACAAATACGGTCTATTCGTGAGCGTAATGCTGAAGGACAATTTGATTTTACGCAATTTGATCCACAAGGTGTCTATGATGCAGATGGTAACCCCGAAGGGAGCCCAAAGTTTAATCCTGGTACAGCCAGTTCACTTAGAGATAGTGAGTTTGATGTTGATGTTACGACTGGATCCAGGTACGCACAAGGTAGAGTTGCAAATGAAGAACGTGCAATGGAGCTATATCAAGTGGGTATCTACGGCATAGAAGAAGTTGTTAATGCTCTAAATATTTCAGACAAGCAAACAGTAATACAAAACTGGTATGTGCGTAATCAGCAGATGCCACCACAACAGCAAATAGAACAGACTGAACAGATGCAAGAAGAGTTTGCAATGTTAATTGAACAAGCGATGCAAGAAGGCGTAGGTGGCGGAGCAGAAGAAGCAATTGCACAAATGATTATGGGTAACCCTGGACTACTTGAAACAGAAGAGTTCAAAATGTTACCACCAGAAATGCAAGAAAGAATTATAACCGTAACAGATATGGTTGGCGGTCAAGGTGAGATGGAAGAAGTTCCGCAATCCAGGGCTTAATGGATAATTTTAAATTGACCGCTAAACTTTAAACAGGAGTAACCAATGCCAAAACTAAATGGAAAATCATATGCTTATACAAAGAAAGGCAAAGAAGCCTATAAGGAAGCATTAATGAAAAAAAAGAAGCGTAAAGATGCAAAAACGCAAACAAGTAAAGCGGATAAAATAAGAGATAAACTTCGTGGATATGATTTTGATGAGTATAGAAAAGGTAAAGATGTAAGAAGTATAGATGCTCTTCCAAGAACTGATTACGGAGTCGGATTAGACCAGGATGAAAAACATATAAATAAAAATCGTAGTAAAATGGGTTATTAAGTAAATGCACCAAATATAGTGGAAAAGTTATTGCAATATTTAAAAACAAAGATCTCCAAAAAGTTTACAGGGAGAATAGAAATTAATTTTTTTGAAGGTGGCGTAGCCAACATCAATGAACATAAAAGTATCAAGTTAAATAAATGAGATAATACCAACCTAAATATATAGGGACAATCTTTAATCAAGAAGCCCAATGAATCACCAGAAAACCTCTGGCGATCATTGGGTTTTTTTTTGCAACAAACACAGTGTCGAAAGACCAACTGAAAGGAAAAATAACATGGCAAAAATGAATGTAGTGGGAACCACAGATGTGGAATACACCCCAGAATCAGAACAGATTACTGTAGGAAACTTTTCTACAGATACAAATGCAGAATTAACGGAAAACGTAGGTAATTCCGATTATGGAAATATTTCTATTCCTGGAGAACTCTTAGGCGAAGAGCCTCAAGAGCAATCCACCCAGGAAGAGATTACAGAACAGGCTGAGACCACAGAGTCTATTGAAACAGCAGAACAAGAAGCTGAACCAGAAGAAGTATCAGAAACGGAACCAGGGCAAACTGAAGCGGTTAGCGAAAAAGAGTCCTCACAGGATGAGGATTATGTCTATGAATTAGACGATGGCTCACGGTATTCGATTGATGATATTGAATCATGGCGTAAAGATTCTTTGAACAGACATGACTGGAGCAAATCCAATACGGAAAAAGCTCAAACCTTATCTGATCAGAGAAGAGCAGTTGAGCCACTGGTACAGCTAATTGATAAGGTAAAGGACAATCAAGACTTCGCTGAAACTATACAGGAAGCCATTGAGGATGAACTTGGTAAAGAAGCGGGGCAATTGTTTGCACAATCCCTACAGATGGATAACCAGGAGCTACCTAATCCCTATCAAGACCAACTGCAAGAAACGCAAGAACAGTTGGCAAATGTACAAGCAGAAGTTGAGTTAGATAAATCGTTAAATGATTTACAGTCAAAATTCTCATTAAGTAGTGAGGAAGTAGACAAAGTGCTTGATTTCGCTGTACAGGAGCAACAGAACACATCCAGACTATTGACACCCGAAGAAGCATACAAGATTATGAACTTTGAGAAAATGCAGTCTAAGCCTGTTGAGCCTAAACCAAAGCCAAGTGTTCCTGTAAACATAAAGAAGAATGTCGGTATGAAAGGAGATGCAAAACAAAAAGCATCTTCTTATGAAGATATCGATGTTGCTTCCTTTTTTAATAACTAATGAAAAATAGGGAGACATATAAATGTCTAATATCGTAGTAAGCGGAACAGGATCCGCATCGTTAAGTGCCCTTATTCAGCAGTATTATATGCCAGTTTTGTATGATAACATCTTTAAGAAGTCTCATCCATTACTTGCAATACTGAAGGCAAAAGCAAAGACCTTTAATGGTCGTGAAATCGT